TAGCTAAATCACCATTAGCTAAAGAGCCAACTTCTAGTCTAACATTATCACCAAGTATTAAATCACCTGTCATAGTGCCACCAGCTTTAGGCAGAGCAGCAGCAGCCAATGTTCCTTGAGCAGCCGTAGCGTAATCACTAGCAGCAAAAGATTTAACAGCAGCAAGATTTGTAACCTCAGAGTCCATTAAAGCACCAGCAGCAGTTACATTTGTTGTATCTGTTACATCAGCACTAGCTTCTACAGCATTAAGTTTAGAATGATCGGCATCAGTAAACACATTAGAGTCACTAGCCGCCTCAACTGCGGCTCTAATTTCTGCATTTGACTGATCAGCTGTAGCACTAGCTTCTATAGCATCTAGTTTAGTACCATCTGCTGAAAGATCACGACCATCAACCGTTTGTGATCCAGCCATAGTAATATTCCCAGACATTTGACCACCGCTTAACGGCAATGACTCACTATCTTCAGCAAAATCATCTAATAGTTCAGCTGACATTCTTAGCTCAACGGTATCGCCAGAGCTATGAGAAGATGAAGTGGCATCACAAGTAAATGTAGTGCCACTTGTTGCTGTTACTTTAACAACCTCACTATCAACAGTAAGGTACATATAATCACTGCCACCTAGCGATGGAAAACCTGTTGCAGATGCTACTTGAAAAGAGGTAGCACCGCTTGAAATGCCAGCCGCTAAAGTTGTTGCTGCGTTGTTTGCAAATTTGACTCCCATTTTGCTACCTCCTTAATCTAACTAACAGTTATAGTCCAAGTAATAGTCATGCTATCTGCTGAACCTTTATTGACTACTGCAAATACAGTTCTGCAAAGCATGTCACCACCACTTGATGCGTTGAACAATCCAGCTTCAACTAAAGCGCCAGTACCAGTACCCGCTGCAAAAGTTTCTACATAAGCAATTGCATTAGCAGTCACAGTTGTTGACGTTAAAGCGCCTCTAGCAGCTTCACTCACTAAACCTGTTTGGCCAGCTGCGGCAGTTGTGTTATCTGTGCCAACAGCCATATGAGTCATAGCAGCTTTTGTTGTATCTTTCATGCGTGATGCAACAAAGTTTTTACCTGTTGTAACAACAAGGTTAGGAATCTCACGAACTACCTCACCATTAAGTGCAATAGATACTGCCCCTGTCATTTTTAATTTATCGTTTATCATTTATTACTCCTAATTAAGAGTTAAGTTACCAAGCGCCATGTTTCCAAGCGCTCGCCCATGAGTCCTAGTAATACTGATTGAATCAGTAACACTGAAAACATTTCCTTTTGTGCCGCTGTAGTTTTTATCGACTAAAGCGGCATCATCTAATGCAAATCCATCAGTTAAATGTGTGCTGTGTGCAAAAGCAATTGCATCAGCAACACTAGGCGTATCACTAAAAGATCTGCTCCATGTGAAGGTTGCTGCTAGATCATCAGTAAAACTTATACTTTCTGGAATATTTTTGCCTACAGTTGCAACTTGGTTATCTGTAATGCTCGATATTTGATCAGTAAAACCTGTAGTAAACGCAATGCCTAAAACATCAGAAAGCGTAGCTATATTGCCTTTTGTTGCCTCAATACTGTCTGATTGCAATGTATCGTCTAGAGTAAACGCATCAGTTATATCTCTTGAATAAATAACCGTTCTTGTCACGCTATCTGTAAAGCTAATCGTTTCACTTGCAGCAAGAGATACGTCAATTATTGCTACATCACTAACCGCATAACCATCACTAAATGGCTTTGTAATTAAAACAGCAGCAACATCTGCGATAGACATTGTGTCGTAATAAAACTTATATTCAGAGCCTGTTACTTCGCTAATCTCTGCGTAGGCTTTAACAAAGGTGATTGTTGCTCCAATCATTAGAATTGCGCCCTTAAATTAAATTTAAGTAAGTCTGGCACTGTTAATACTTTGTTATCCGTGTAGGTAATTTCAATTTCACCTTCATAATCACCAATGCCATCATCTAATGTCGTTAATCCCCAATCCATAATCACTTTGCCATCAGTATAGGGCTGCACTCGCGTAAAAGTTATTGTGTCAACTAAAGTTTCAATGCCTTGCCTTCTAATCTTGAGCTTTACTGCATTGACATTTGTTAGGTTTAAAAATGCCCAAGTTGTCGGATCACCCAGATCTAGGGTTGCACCACTAGCTGCTGCATTACTGTCACGCAATATAATTTCTAATGCTGGCAAATCATCGCCTTTAACTAAATTGATTGTTTCGTAATAAGCCATAATAGTTCCTTAAATTAAATAACTTCCAGATGAATTTTTAAAATGAGTTTCAGCATATTCTCGCGCTGAAATTTGTATAACGCCAGATTGATCAGTCATTGTTGATAGCAATAAAAATTTACGCACGCGATCAAGCAGCGTATGGTTTAGTGCAATAACATCACCCACTTCAAGATGAGCATTTTTAACGCTTGTTGCAAAACTAATCGCTAATGGCGTTTGCTTAACACGATTGCCAGACGCATCTTCTGAATACCTTAATGAGTTCAAAGCAATTTCACATAATTTATTAGCTTGCGCTGCGCTATCAACGCCTTTAGCATCTAAGATCTTAGTAACAATTTGACCATCATAAGTTTGCAAAGTTGTATCTTCTTTAACGCTTTCCTTGCTTAAATACTCATCCGCTGGATCAATGTATTTAAGAATGACTTTATTTGCAATTGTTGCACTGCCCGCCATACTAATAGTCAAGCTATTACCTAATACATCATCACTGGTTAAAGTGTCTGCAAGACTTTGTGATTTAGTGTCAATTTTAAATTTCCATTTGCTTTCACTATGAAATATATTGCCGCGACAGGTGGCTAAAACATCAGAGATAATCGATTGTATATTCGCTTGCTGAATCAGCGCTATATCGCAAGTAAATCCAGCATTTGAACAATCTGTTTTAGCTGAATAAAAAGTTGCAATATCAATATCAGCATCTGCAATATTAAGTCCAGTAGTTAATAGATCTAAAAGGATTTCTGCTGGATTCGTTGAATATGACGTGCTGCTTGCTATAGTTGTCGCATTGGTAATGGTTCTAATTTTTTTGCCTTGCATCTTAACGGTAATAGCTTCCAGCGCTGTATTTTTTGTATTTTCTCCATCAAAGACTTGATGCACTGCTAAAAAAGCAACATTTGCTGGAATCACTACAGAAGGGAAACTTAAATCAGAATCATTACCATAAGCAGTATTACCCGCCGTATCATGTATCCAAATGTTATCTTGTATATTGCGTGCGCTTGTAGAAAAAGCATTATATTTGATATGTACATATTCTGTCTTGTACTTGTTAGATCCTAATGATGTCATTGTTGTTTCACCAGCAAAGATATTTTGTATAGCCTCTATTTCATGACCAGCTATAACAATAATTGCCCAGTAATCACGGTTATAACCGTTTGTAGTATTATTAGCATTTTTATGCGCTCCTGTATCTTGCCAAATAATATTACCGCCCATTTTATGTTCACCATATATCTCTGGAACAGGTGCAATATTTGATTTATTAGTTTGCAGCTTTGCACCCGCATAACCCTCAACGCTGGCAATATCGACTGCGCTGGCCATAGAATCAGAAGTGCTTGATCCAACCAGTGATGCGCCAACAAGTACGACGCCAGCTGTAGCAACGGCTACTGCTCCAGCCGTTGCAGCAATACCAAGACCGCCTAAAAGTGCTGGTGCTAATTGTGGCGCAAATACAATAGCTGCAATTCCTAAAATTGGCTTTATAACGTCACTCATGATTAAGCCTCATTAATATTGCATTGTTTTCAATACGCCTTGTAACCACACCTTTTTCAATATGATCATATGTCCAGTAAAAAAACTGATTAATACAAACGCCAACGCCGCGATCCCAAAGAATGACATCATCAGTTTGTGCATGTTTAACGCGCTGACAAAAACTATCAAAAAAACTAATATGATCTTTACGCGCTAAAAATTTATTTTGATGCTTTACAAAAGCCTCAAGATCACTCCAAGTCCATTTACCCCAGACTTGTGGTAAATCGTATTTTTGATCTAAATAGCTAATGGTTTCTGTAAAGCAATTTTTCATATTAAACCGTCTTTTGTCTGCCCCAAAAAATACTCTCAGAAATAGCATCGACTATGCTCACAAATTCGTTCTGGGAATAAGTGCGAGCTGGATAAGGCTTTTGCCAATAAGTGAATTTAGTAGTCAGCTGCGCGTTAAAGGCTTTTGTGGTTGCATTAAAGGTATCAATAACGCCTTCAAATAAAACGTAACTATCTTTAGTCAGTCCAGATATTTCTAATCGAGGGTAAGCCACAGATGAATTTTCACTAATGCCATAATCATAAGACTGACCATCGACTGTTTCACTGGGCGGCGTTATCAGTACGCGCTGTATTTTAGCTCTGTTATTACGCCACTCTTTTGCCAGTGCAGTCGCTGTTAGCTCTTCATTAATGTTATCAATGGTGACATTAATGCTATCGGTTGCCATTGTAAAATCCTCCGTTAAACGATCAAAGGTAATGGCTAATGGCGTGTACTCATTAGTGCCATCATAGACAAACACGTCATGATCTGTAAAACGCAAAGTTTCATCAAAAGATCCAGCAAGGGTGTACATATCAAACTCAAAGAGATGAATCATGCCCATCTGCTCATTGTTTCTAACATTTGTAGTCACTGTCTTACTCATAGCAGCTCCACAATCTTAGCTTTGCAGACATAGCGATTGTCTAAAAGCCTTTCAAATTTAAAACTATCTTCCATAAATCCAGCATTGGTTTTAGTGCCAGATCCTAATCCATTTGCGCCCTCTGGCGGCATACCAAACTGCCCCATGATGCCGCCTTTTTTACGATAAAAAGTGAGCAATGTTAAAAACTGACTTTCTGCTAAATGCCAGTTCAGCTCCCAGACTTTTCTAAGGCCGCCTTTATCTTTTAGATGCCTTGCAGAATTGCCAATGTTAGAAGCATTAACATTCGTTGTATATTCAAAAACAATCTTGTTTGGCTGCGCTGAATTTAAAACGGTTGTAAATGACGTATCACTAGAAGTTACAGGTGAATAGCTAGAGCTTTGTGAAAACTCGTTTTGATACTGAGTGTAGTTAAAAAAAACCGAAGTAATCATTTTAATTTGACCGCTATAAATTTGCGGCGCAACAACAGTAAATTTAAATTCTTTAAACGCCCAAACGCTTGCATTTAGGCCAATCGATGTATCTCTAAGATCGTGTATATCATCCGCATCAATAATCACAGTAGAGGCGTGATTAGCTTCATAAACAGTCACTAAGGCATCAAACTGACTCTTAGTAAGGCCATCGTAGCTTATATCCATTTCAATCGCTGGAACACTGTTTCTGATAATGCGCTGATTGTTCGCATTATTAAACTCTAATTGAGAGCCTTGTTTAGTCCATTCTTCAACTCTTATTTGGTTGTGATTGGCCATAATGGTTGATGTAATATTATTCATTAGCCTACCATCTGTATTGTTCTTCTAACCGATCCATTGGTCAGCAGTGAATTGTTAATCACAGATTCAATCGTGTCACGGTTATTAACTAAGTAAGTATTAAAGCTGGCTGCATCAATTGCTTGCACATTAAAGTTGATTTCAGCAGTAGTATGCTGCGATGATCCGCCCAGCTCATGGTTTGGAATAATTGTGCCAGCGCTATCAGGTACAAAAAGCTCTGCACCCTTCTCGCCTACAATGGATGGCCTTCCAACAGGAGGCCTACCACCAGCAGCAAAGAATCCGCCAAATGCACCTAGTAGTGCTTTACGCAGTTGCAGCCTTATAAGATCTGCTAGTATGGCTTTAAATAAAGACTTCCAATTAGTTTTAACGCCCATCATCATATTGACAATGGCATCTTCTGCGCTTTGGAGTGCGCCTTGCGTAATAGTTGCTAAAGATAAGCTGCCATTTTTAACGCTATCAAAATAAGATTTAAAACCATCTTTCATCTTATCCCAAACTGTCGCTTCTTCTGCCATAGCTTGGTTTCTTTCAATATGATCACCAACTAATTTAAAATTAGGAATAGCCTCAACTAAAGATTTATTTAAATCTCTGTATGATTTAGCTTGCTCCTCAACACTGGTTGTGCCTTCATCGATAGCTTGACTTGCAGCAAGATTTGCGGCTTCTAAAACGTGTATTTGATGCACTAAATCAGCTGATAATTCTTTTAATGCCCAAATTTCATCAAATAAATCAACAGTACCTCTTTTAGCTTCATCAACACCTCCTAAAAAGTTTGGTATAGCTTCACGAATATCTGCAATAAAATTAATGATGCCATTAGCAATTTCTTGAAAAGTTAATAAAATAGACTCACCAGCAACAATAAATGAGTTTGCCATTTCAAGAGCTAGTTTGCCAACGCCTCCGCTTTCGCTAATTTTCATTTCAAAAAACTCGCGAAGAGAATTTGTAATTGTTTCTATTAAAGGAGCAATGTAAGCTATAGCTTGCCTAAACGATGATGTTAAAAATGAGCTTAACCTTGTAATAGCATCATTAGCCTTTTCTACGCCTTCAGCGGTTTCAGCAGACATCACTAAACCTAATTTTTCAGCTTCTGCCATTGCCTCACTCATAGCATCACTACCGCCGTTCAGCATATTGATCATTTTTGCCCCTCGCGCACCAAATAACTTATAGGCAAGATCTGCTTTTTCTGTTGCGTTAGTCATATTAGCAGTAACATCAGCAACATCAGCCATTACTTCCATAACGCTTCTTAATGATCCATCAGTATTTTGTACTGAAATTTTATGTTTTTCAAAAACGTCTTTAGCAAGACCAACGCCCCTAGACATATCAGCCATGTTGATTGCTAATTTTTGAACTGCTTTATCTAACTGAGTTGACTCTAGTCCGCCAAGTGATGCAGCATGTCTAAGTTTTTGCAGCTCTTCAACACTAACGCCAATTGCTCTAGACATTTTGGCCATTTCATCAGTAGCATCCATTGACTTTTTAACAAAGAAGCCAATACCCGCTATACCCGCAGCAGTTATAAAGCCTGTTTTCATTGAGAAAATAGCTTTTGTAACGGATTTTAAAGATCGACCAATTGCTTTAAAAGCGCGTTTAGTTTTATCTTCTAATCGTATTACATACTTTGCTGTTGCGGCATTAGCCATGTTTACTGTTCCTTTTTATGTCAAAGTAAGCTGCCCATGCGACAAGTTCTGTCGTTGACAACTGCATTATCTCTTCGAGCGACTTGTGTAAAACTTCGCCCAGCTGCAAACAAAAGTGCAGATCGTGATCTTGCTTTATTGCTTTTTTGCTTCATCTACCGTTGACTCGTTATCTGCAATTAGCTCAACCACTCTTGATACAACTTCAATGTCATATTCACGCAGCATTTCTTGAAGCTCTGCTGGCCTCCATATTGGATTGCCATCTTTATCAAGCGCTCTCATAATAAGTGACATACACACACTGTCAACAATTTTGCCTTTGTCATAAAGGCTCATTATTTGACCTTGCTTTTTGCCATTAATTGCAGCTTTGTAATAAATGGTATCGCCCCATTCTGGAACTTCTACTGACAATAGTTCGCCAGAAAGTTTGTCCTTAAATTGGGATTTTGCGTTCTCCTTAATACTCATTTGTTACACCGTAGCTAGTGTCAATGCACCAGTGCCTCTAAATGTAAAACTTACGCTAACAATATCGTCCATTGCAGCGCTGCGATCAACTGACTCAACAAGACCAGTGCCTGTGTAGTATTTATCGCCCGTTGTAGCACCTTCAAAATAAAATTTAAGGGTTGCAGATGCGCCGACTGTAAGTGCTGTTTGCGCTGTATCAGTTTCATCTAAAAAACAATCTGCTGATCCAGACCAGTTGGTTGTTCCAGCTGAAAATGTTTGTGCGCTGTCTGATAAAACAGTGGTGTCAATCATGGTTGCGTTTTCCGTAAACTGCCAGCTTTTTAACTCGCCAACTGCATCAGTTCCAACATGCACCAATCCTTCGCTGCCGTTATGTGTTGCCATTATTCTTGCTCCTCTTCTTTAGGTTTAGTTTTAGTTTTTGTGGCTTTTTCTTTAAGCGACCACCCTCTTGCTTCTGCGTTATGCACTTGTGATGGATGCACCACAATTGCCTCAGATCCTTTTTTATACATTGTTGGCATATAACCTCCTTATGCGATAATAGTTTCTACATCTGTTTTATTAACGCGATACATCGCTAAAAAGCGCATCGTCATTAATCCAAAAGGCTGCTCGGCCTCACCAGACAGCTCAATATCTAAGCCATCATAATCAAAATCTTTACAGGTGTTACTTAGCGTTGTATCACCACTTGCAAATATGGCATCTTCGATCTCAGCGCCAATCTTGTCCAAATCATCTTCTAAATTGTCAGCGGCTTTGGCTCTAACCTCTACCATGACGTTTAGCATTCTAAATTGTTTGTTATGACTCTCATCACCTAGCTCTTCACTAAGCGTATAAATTGATATACAAGGCAGCGCATCATGATCATAAACACGCGAGTTAAACACGTTTGATCCAGTTGTTGTCAATCCTGTTAAGGTTGTCATTAACTGATCTCTAATTTGTTTTCTCGCATGAGCCATTATTGCCTCTCTAAAATTAGACTCATCAGACCTGTACCATCTGGCTGCCTTCCAGCAACTTTGTAGGTTTTATCAAGAATCTTAATAGTCTTTTCATGTGCTAAATCTTTAACGTCAGCAGCTGCACAAGTAAACACAGGCCTTACGCCTTCAATACCGTTTACTTCTACAAACTGAGATTCAAAAATACCAGCAACGGTGGCCGTACCGATAGTCGCGTTATCGGCCATCTCATCGCTGATAAAAAACTCGTTAAAATCTTCAACAAACATTATTTTTTAGCTGCTGCTTTTGTTTTAACTTCAACAGCTTTATTACTTAGCACTAAAGCCATTCCAAAATCTTTTGACACTTCAATAGTGCTACCTTTAGCATGGCTTTCGCCTTTAATGCCAACTGAAGTATTTAATTTAACTTTCATGTATTGCTCCTTTTAAAATTGGCGCGAGAGAAGGAGAACTAACTCACGCGCCAAAGTATTAACGCCTAATTAATTAAGCAGTTAATGCGTCTAACATTGCCGCGAACGACTGTGCGTGTCTTACTGCAATATCTACATCTTGCAACGCGACTACTCTTACTGTTCCGCTTGCGCTTCCAGTTGAATTGTCAAGTGCAATATCTAGACCGCCCCACATTCCAATCAGTAGATCATTAAAGTTACCAAAAATGATCGCACTGGCTATAGATGATGAGCCTTTAGTTAATGTGCTAGATACTTGATTAGATACTGCTGCGTTATAACCACGCATAGTATTGTTATCACCCCAAACAAATTGTGCTGTTGATGATGCTTTTTCAGTTTGCAATAACTTGCCGCGAACTTTAGAGTTCGTTAGGTAGTTAAGCGCGCCATCATCAGCATTGTCTTGAGCTACTTGCGTTTCTAGGCCTACGATATGCGCGTAAGTTGGCGCAGCACCGTTTGTTCCACCCGCAACTGATCCGATTCCAGATGTCGCTAAGATACCTGTTGGCTGGTTGCTTGATCCGCTGCCGTGAATGGCTGCGCGGTCAATTTCAATAGCCAAAGTCGTTGCTAGATCATTACGAACAAAATTCTCAATATCAATTGAGCTTTGCAGTAATAATTTTCTTGATAAGTCAGAGAATGCACCAACAGTTTTTGGCGTCATGGTCACTTGATCAAAGGCTTGAGCTGATT